CCAGTTGAAGCTGCATCGCTGTGGAAGAAAGGTGGGGAGTGTCGCGACGACGATCATGATAGGGATGATGATCGCGACCAGGATCGAGATCACGACAGGGATCATGACCGGGACCACCACCATACGCCGACCCCGACCGCACACCCGACGCCCAAGCCCAGTGTGACACCGGCTCCCGCGCCGACGCCGGTCCCATCGAAGACACCAATTCCAAGCCCAACACCGACGTCTTCGTCGGTGCCATCACCTATACCAAGTCCTACACCACCCTCGTCGCCCGTACCGTCACCTGTACCAAGCCCGTCGCCGGTACCGTCCTCCGTGCCAAGTCCGACGCCGACGGCTTCACCGATACCGTCGCGGGTTCCGAGCCCAACACCGACGTCTTCGCCTGTGCCGTCCCCCGTGCCGAGCCCAACACCGACCTCATCGCCGGTACCGTCGCGTATTCCAAGCCCGACGCCGACCTCGTCGCCAGTACCGTCGCCGGTTCCAAGCCCGACACCGACCTCGTCGCCAGTACCATCGCCGGCACCGACACCAACGCCCACCCCCGTTGTTATCGTTCCGACACACGTTCCCATCGTCAGCGCTTTTTACAGCTACGACATTTTGGGCCGGCTAATCACCATCATGGACGGCAATGGCTTCCAGACGACGTTTACCTATGACGCCAACGGCAACCGCCTGACCAAGACCGATGCGTTTGGTCACGTGACGAAATATGCTTATGACGCCTTGAATCGTCTCAGCCAGCAAACCAATCCGGCCGGCGACGTCACCACTTTCAGCTACGATGCCAACAATCATCTGGTCAGCGTCACTGACCCGAAAGGCTTCACCACCAGCTACACCTACGATGGCTTCGACAACCTGCTCAAGTTGGTCAGCCCGGATAGCGGCACGACGAATTACGTCAACGACGCTGCCGGCAATACCACCCAAAAGACCGACGCTCGCGGCAAAACTACGCAATACCAGTACGATAGTCAGAACCGCATAATCAACATCAACTACGGCGACCAGACGCAGACCTTTAGCTATGACACCGCCGCCAACGGTGTCGGCAAGTTGGGCAGCTTCACCGATGCGGATGGCAGCACCAGTTACAGCTACGACGCCCAAGGGCACACGACCCAAGTCAGCCGTACGGCTAACGTAGGTGGCAACGCTCTCACGCAAACCGTGGGCTACAGCTGGTTGTCGGGTAATCGCATCCAGACTATCACCTACCCGTCTGGCCTGACCGTGACCTATGGCTGGAACAAGGCCACCCTCACCAGCGTGACGGTGAACGGCCAGCCGCTCGCCAGTAACATCGTCTGGTCTGCCAGTATCGGTGCACAAGGTTGGTCGTGGGCCAATGGGCAAACGTGGGCTAGAGCCGCCGACAACATCGGCCGCATTGCCGGCCTGAAACTCGGCGATGCCATTCGCGTGAATAGCTATGACAACGTCGGTAATGTCAGCACCATTAGTGACACTGCGTACAGCACGTTGAACCAGAACTTCCGTTACGACGTATTGGATCAGCTCTTGGTCGGCAACGTCGACGGAGTCACCTTTTATTACGGCTATGACAAGAACGGCAATCGCGATTACGCCAGCAACGGCCGCAGCGCGACCTATTTCCAATACGACCCGGCCAGCAACAAGCTACTCAACACCACCGGCAACAACGGTGCAACGTACCAATACGATGCGGTGGGCAATCAAACCCAAGCCGGCAACATGATCAGCACGTACAACAACGCTGATCGGTTGAGCCAAGTGCAAGTTGGCTCCGCCATCACGCTATACAGCTACAACGCCCTCGGCCAACGCGTCCAAAAAACCAACGCCAACGGCACCATCCGCTTTGTGTACGATGAAGCTGGCCACCTGCTGGGCGAGTACGACGCCACCGGCAAGGCGATTCAGGAAATGGTGTGGCTGGGTGATCTGCCGATTGCCGCAGTTCGGCCGACCGCCGATCCGGCCAATCCGAAGATCTACTACGTGTGGGCAGACCAGCTCGGCACGCCGCGCCAAGTCACTGATCCGGTCAGCAATGCCGTGGTGTGGCGCTGGGATGGCGAAGCGTTTGGCAACAGTCTGCCGAACCAAGATCCAGCCAATACCGGCACGTCGTTTATTTATAACCTACGCTTCCCCGGCCAGTACTACGATGCCGAGACGGGACACAACTACAACTTGAATCGGGACTACGATCCGCAGAATGGTCGTTATCTCACAAGCGATCCGCTTGGACTTGCCGGGGGGAGTTTTTCAACCTATGCCTATGTTGGAAATAGGCCCACCGGCACAGTTGATCCTTCCGGGTTGTTTTCGGTGTCACCGGCAACGCTTGAAAAAGCAGCAGAAAGAGCTGTTGCTGCAGAGGTGGTAGGGCTGGGGCCAGAAGACCCTGCCGCAGATGTTGCCGCTATTGCGGCGATTGCCACTACGATTATGATGTCTTCTGACTCAACGGGCCAAAGCGCGAGCACAAAAAATTGCCCGCCAAATAATGACAAATGCAAGGATTTGCAGCAAAGAATAAGAGATATCGCGGGAAAATTGCGATCGAAATTGGTTCAACTGAACAAAGACCCTTACAACCTTTTTGTCCGGGCGCATTCAGTGAACCCCGGTGGAGACTTGGAGGGTAAAGGAACCTACATGGGGCACGTTACCCAAATTAATGGGCTTAAGAAGGGGCTTGCCGATAAAATTAAAGAAGCCAGAGATTTGGGTTGTGAAATTCCATCAGATCTTCTGCAGCTCCTTGAGTAACTTGGCGTAGATATGGTTTGCCTTTTTGTGGTGTTGCGAGGGTGGAAATGCTTATTTCTGAAGAAACGATAAGTATCATTCGCAAAGTGTTGTGCGATAGATTTGGTTTTGATTCAAGTTCTTTGAATTTTGAAATACAAGATGATTTTCAATTTCTTTTGATTTCTGTTGTTGGCATCTATACGAAGGGCGAAAAAATGCCTGTAAGTCTGAAAGATGTAGCAATGTATTTGAACGAGACAATGCCTCAAAGGCAAGGTGACTATACTTGGATGGTTACGTTAGGTTGGGGGGACGAAGTGGCAGAGAGCTATTTTGGGGGTGACTCGGACTCCCCTGACTCGGGGCTTTAGTTCGGTAGGGATGTGAAAAAAATTATGAGGGCATTCATATCTTTTCTTTTTAAGGCGTCGGCCATTGGTTTGGCCGCATCGTTCCTTTGTTTATTTGTGCTTTCGTGGTTGGTTAATACAGGCGTCTCGCTCGGCTTTGCATGTTTTTTTGGATTTGTAAATATAATCTGCATGTTTATTTTGAAAAAGGTTGGGCGAGTAGAGGAAGTTGCATATCTGAGTAACGAAGTTAGAGATCATGATGTTCATGATCAACAAAACATGGTCAACGAAGAGTTTCATGATGGACATCACTGACGACGCTCGCCACGAGTCATGAGCCCATAGGACGCAACGAAAATGGCAAATTGGATGCCCATACAGTTAATGAGCACTATTTATAACTTGTATCGCGTTGATTATGGTTTCGGTTGTGTATTTTCTCTCGCAACGCAACGAGAAGATAACGAAGTAATGGCCGTATGCGCGGCGGATCGCAACCTTCCTTTAGCCATATAGCCGGGTCATATGACCCGCGCGGGCGATGCGTGAATTGCGTGCTGAATCTGCGAGTTACGCCCTGTGGCTAATCCGCAATACATGGCTGTGCCGCCAACATTGTAGGCGTAGTTGAAATGCAGTATTAATTTCAACCCGAACAGGATAGAAAAATGAGCAAATTTATTCGCTACTTCACATGTCTATTGTTTTTGTCTTCTTTCTCATCTGCTATTTATGCTGAGGAGCCGGATCTTCTAGGGAAGCTAGATGCCCATAATTTTGTAGAGCTCGGCTCCGTGTTGAATGGCCTTCAGAAGAATTTTGAAGCTGGCTACTCCTCGGAAACGGCGCTTCGCAATACGTATCGGCCGTTCTATAAACTTAGCGAGAAACAAGAATTGGCTTTGCGACAATGGGTAAAGGTCGCACCTACGTCGTATCCTGCGCATTTGGCTTTAGGTATTTTTCTGAAGAAAGCTGGACAGGACGCCCGGGGGCAGCGATATATATCGGAAACACCGAAAGAAAATATTGACGAAATGGAGCGCTTGTTTGCTTTGTCCAGAGCGGAATTTGGCATCTCCTTAGGTTTGACAAATAAACCATATTTAACGGTTTTTCATCTCTTGGATATATCTATAGCGGAGGGGGACGAAAAAACCACCGAGATGCTGCTGGCTCAAGCGAATAGAATTTTCCCTGGCAATCGACTGGCGCGAACCAGATATTTGGTTTCGCTAGAGCCCAGATGGGGTGGGTCATATTTGAAGATGAAACAATTCATCGCCGATACTAAGAAGCAAGGAGTTGATCAGGGAGGCATCTTGCAGTTAGAAGCCATTTTGTATCAAGATTTGGGACAGACAGCATGGGAAGCTGGGGATGACAAAGGGGCTACAATTAATTTTTTAGCTGCGCTTGATCGGGCAAAAAAAATTGGTGGTAGTTTTAGACAAGACTGGCTATACGAATCGATGATTCATGTGTGTTCGGGCACATCAGAATATCAAGAATATTGCCAAGAAATTAAGTAGTTAAAATTCTTTAAATGACGGATTCATTAACGACGGGGGCGGGGGTGAAGCCCGTAGGTTGGGCTAAATGAAATGCGGCCCAAGATTTGCCGCGCACATTGCAACTGACAGCATCATTGGGTTTCGCTACGCTTAGCTCAACCTACCGAGCTACAGCAAGTCAGGAGTAGGCAATGAAGGAATTGACACTTATTGGCGAAAGGGCGATCTGAAAGATTGTGACAATAACAACCAGAATGGCAAAGGTCATAGAGACAGAATCAAAAAACTGGAAGCCAAGTTGAAAATTCTGACCTCTGGCAGGAGATGAGGATCATGTCTAGGGACAAAATGTTAAGGGACTTGAACCACATTGGTGAGGGCTACTATGGGATCGAGTTGCATTGCCGTGAGGTAAGTCAGGGTTTTTGGATGGCACGTGCGGAAATTCGTCGAGCAGATTCCAACGAAATCGTAAGTGGCGTTCAACGGTCAGGCCGGTCTGACGAGTTGGCTTTGGATGCCGTTTGTAGCGAGCTGCCGGAGGTCATCCAAGCGCTTCCCAAGCCTCCCCACGAGTGGCATCGGCTTAAGGTTCGGAATTTATTGGTTGAGTATCGTCGTTTTAATGACGAAATTACCTCGATTCTTGTTGGCGCTAAGCAAAAATTGCAAACAGGGAGCATGTCTGAAGAAGACTTGCGGAAGGATTTTGAGGTTGTTCGCGAAAGGGCAATTTCTGGTGCGGTAGAAATTGTGCGAATGACAAATTTGCTTTCTGAGCCAGAGCTGCTTACCTTGGTTGAATCTCCTGCTGAGGTGTTTAATGATCTGTCGAATCCACGGAATTTGGACGACGTAGATACTCGCTTAAATCTGTTTAAGTTTATTTTCAATCCGTCCGATGCTGTGCGGGCTGCCCATAAAAGGCAATCCAGATAGGTCGAGTGACCTTATTGGTCAATTGCAGTGAACCAATGAGAGATGCCCGCCTTGACCGCAAAAACGGGCAAGGTGGGCATTGTCATTGTTGGTGCGCTCGATCATCAACGATGATAGTTTGGCAGGCACCGAGCTGGTCGACGATGCGGTCGGCTTCGTCGGCGAGGTGGATAAGAAACTCAGCAGCCGCGTCTTGAAGTTCGGCGTGCGCTTCACCATCACCGCCGGATCGGGTGTCGGCGGACGCGGACACACATTGTCCGCCTGCGGCACGGATGGGGACTGACAAGCGCAGAGTACCAGCCCGCAGGTCAGTAATAACGCGATCCCTTTGTTCGGTTTCATCTCTCAGTTGCTCCTGGTAACGATTGCCGATGCGCGCCATTTGGTCGGCGGCATCGTGTTCGAGCGCGCGGGCATGGGTTTGGGCATCGGCCAGCGCTTTGGCATTGGCGGTCTCCCGCTTCGCGTCGGTCACGTCCCGACGCGCATCGATCACATCGCGCCGCACCGATTCGTGCTGTTCGCCCTGCTCATAAAAAAAGGCCGCGAATGCGGCCACGAGTGCGGTGATGGCCAACCATCGCCAGTACCAGGGGATCGCGATCATGTCGGCGTTCTCCCCTCACATACCGCCCGTTCGGCCGCACGCCGTTTCACCAGGCCAGGTAGCTGCTTTCCCCCCGCCCAGACCCAGCGGCTTAGTTCGCCGCAGGCACCGACGTAATCGCCGGCATTGAGCTTGTGGGCGATGCCGGAGCCGCAGAACTTCCCCGCCCCGACGTTGAACACAAACGACACCAGTGCGGCACGCTGGCCGGTCGTGAGCGGCACATGCACGCACTGATCTACGCCGGCATTGGCGGCGATCAGGTCGGCCTGCAGCAAGGCCTGGCATTCGCTTGCGCTGGCTTCGGGCTGACCCAGCCGCACGTCCTTACCGGTGTGGCCATAGCAGCGGGTCGGGATCTGCACCGGGTCGAGATAGGTGGTGCGGCGCTCGCCCTCGAAGGGCATCACGAGGCTGGCCGCCAGGGCGAGCGCGGCCAGCACCCCGGCAGACAGGGATCGCGTCAGCTTATTCATCGTCGCGCTCCTCGGTGGCTTGGGTCGGGGCAGGACCGGGGCCGCGCCGATGTTTGCGGATCACCCACGCGATCTGCAGCACGATGTAGATGAACGTGGCGATCTGAATCAGATTGTTCATCGTCAACGACGCCAGCGCGGACAGGCCAAGCGTGAAGCTGGTTTTGGCGCCGATGAGGGCGGTGCTTTCTTCCTTCAACATGATTGCTCCGGGCATAAAAAAGCCCGCTCGCGGCGGGCATGGGGTGAAGAGGGAGGGGTTAGTACGGCCGCAGCTGGTCGCGCCCGAGGGGATCTGGGATTTTGCGCTTGGCTAGCGTGCTGACGTCGGTGTGGCTCTGACCGGCCTTGGCCACCGGCGCTATGCGGAACCACACCCGTTGGCAATCCCCGACCGGTGTCTCGACCAGCACCCCGGCCACATTCCGCAGTGCGCGCACCTGCGCCACCATCGGGATGTCGGTCAGGAATGGATTCGCTTCGTTCGTCATGTCATACCTGCTTTAGAAGTCGCCAGCCGTTGCCCCGGATCATGCCGTAGGGGTTCATCTGTAGCGGGTTGTTGGGGAGCGGATCGTTGAGCAGGATGGTGGTCGACCAGCTCATATAACCCTCTTGCGCGCATTGCTCGGCGATGTACTGGCGTAACTCGTCACCGGCCGGGCCGTTGTCGCAGTAGTTGAGCGCCAGCACGTCGAAGGTGTGCTTTCGTCTTAGGTTTTTGAGCTGCTGCTTGATGCCGTTATTGAAGGCCACACTGTCGGCATCCGTGATCTTCGAATACGTCCCGGTCGACCAGTTGTAGTCGACGAGGAAGCTCTCGAACATTACAAAGGCGCAGCTGCCGATGATCCGGTCGAGGATCGTAAACCCCCGGTTTGAGCAGAACAGCTTGGTCGGCCGCTCCGCCTTCAGGGCGTTGATCATCGTCGCGAACGCGGTCTGGAAGGGGTTACTCGGGTACACATCGACGGTGTCGACCGTATCCATGAACACGCCATCGCACTGCAGCCCCTTGCGGCTGTAGTGGATCACCAGTGGCGTTCCTACGACCGGAGCGGTCTGGCCGGCATCGACACCCGCGTTCGCATCCACCGTAAAGGTGCCGACGTCCTTGTCGTAGCTGTAATCGACATTGCGCTGGTAGGTGTACGTGCCGGCCACGTTGGTGATGGTCAGCGGTTCGCCATCATCAATCGGCCAATGCGTCACCCGGAACACCAGTTTGGTGTCACCGCCCGCCGTAGCGTGGCTTTGCAGCGTGATCGTCTCGGTGTGCGGTGCCGGTGGATCGAACACCATCGGAAACAGTGATTGGCTGATTTTTTGCTGCCAGCGCGGTGCGAGCGGGTTGATAAAGGACGAGCCCCAGATGCCGTTCTGATCCGGGTAGCTGGGCGTGGCCATGCTGAAATCCTGCCCCCAGCGCACCTCGCCCGGCGTGTACTGACTGCACTTCTGATTCACCGGGGCGTACTTCGGGCAAGCGGTGTTGGCGCACGCGGTCATCGCATCGCGGTGCCAATTGTTGGCCGAGGTATAACCGCCGCCGCAAACTCCCCCGGTCGATTGTTTGGCGTAACCGTCGCGGCTGTCGAGGGTGCACGCGCAGCTGCAGCGACCGGTGCCCGTAAAGTATTTGGCGTTGCCCACCGCGCAGGCTTTGCGGCCCTCGACGCGCTGCTGGTCGTGGCCGCATTCACTGGCCTCGCCGAAGCCATTGCCGCCCTTGTTGTAATAGCTGGCGTAGCCACCGGGACCGCCCGCATCGTCGAACCACGGGCCTTGCGGCGACTGGTCGTCGAACGGGTCGGTCTTGATGCCGTCTTCTTCGCCGAAGCTGATGTAGCCCAGCACGATCACGCCCTTGGCCTGCAGTTGCGCCACCTGCTGGCGCGTCATGGCCTTGGGTTCGATCACCACCAGATCATACTGGCTCAGGATGTCGAGTTGGCCAGCACCGTAATAGACGGCATAGGTCGGGAAGCGGGTGTACACCTGCGTCGCGGTGAGGCCGGCATTGCTGCGTGGAATGGCGAGGTCTTGCTGCGCACCGCTCTGTACATCCCACGCGATCTGCCCGGCCTGCAGGCGCGGATTGGCTGGAGCGAACGGCGGGATGTGCTGGAAGGTGTAGTGCAGCGGGATCTGTTCAGTCACCAGGCTGAACGTGGCCGACTTGCTGAACTTCACCTGCGTGAAGACGAACGGTTTCGCGGCCCCGTCGAGCGTCTTCAGTGTGATGGTCTTGCTGCCGGCCGGCAGGCCGGTGACGGTCACATCAGTGAGAAAACCGCCGCCAACCGCATCGGCACTGGTCAAGGTGGCGTAGCTGGTGGTGCCAACCAGCACCGACGCCCTACCCCAGCCGTATTCCTTCTGCAGCGTAACGACGAAGCTGGTGGCGTCGGTCTGAAACGTCACGGTCTTGCCGGTGCCACCGCTGAATGCACGCATTACATTGCCCGGTGTCGCGGTGTCTTTGGTCCAGCCGCTGCTAAAGGTCAGCGCGGCATTGGCCACGCCGAGCAGCACGTCACTGGTGAAGGTGGCCGTGCCGGCCGGGTCGTCGTAATAGCCCTGCAGCCCCACGGTATAGGTCGCGCTATCGGCTTCGGCGCTGGCATCGATCGCGTAGTGCAGCACGTACTTGGCGCCGGGCGCGAGGTCGCCCACCGGCAGCGGATTGGCGAAAGCGGTGCCGTTCTGCTGCTTGAGCTGTGCCGGCACGGTGACGGCGACGTTCTTGATCGTCTTGCCGCCGTTGTTATGCAAGGTCAGCGCGCCATCGTTCAGGCGGGTATCGATGCCGGCATGCCAGCCACTAAAGGCATAAGGCTGCAGCGTGTAGAAGCTACGCGACTTCACCGCCGCAATGCAAAACCACTTGTTCGCCGCGTTATCGACGACGATCTCCAGGGTGTGATTGCCGGCCGCCAGACCATCGGCGACCACGACGTCGACGTACTGCGTGCCATCGATGCCGGTGTAGCTGTCGGCGTTGCAATCGACCACATCGAGGGCGGCCACCAAGCCGAGCGTGCTCGGCACTTTGCCGTCGATGCGGATTTTGCCGGTGCCCCAGCTGCTGTTCAGTTGCACACGCAGGATGCAGGACGTGCCGGCAAAGGTCAGCGACGCCATACCCTGCGTGCAATACGCACGCGGTTCCTTGGCGCTGTCGGGCAAGGTGAGGTCGCCGGCATCGACCGACCACGCGCCATTACGCACGGTGCCGGTGTACGGATTGGTGAACGTGTCGGCCAAGGTGAAGGCGCTACGCGGGTAGTAGGTGTCGCGCAGGTTGAAGGGATCGAGGCCGATCCTTGGCGTGGCTGGGTAGAGCTGCAGATAGTCGCCAAGCGAGGGGAACGGGGGACGCATTTACACTCCGGTTGCGAGGAACTTGATGGCGGCATAGTTGCTGCCACCGGTATTCATGGCCGTAACGGCGGTGAGGCGTAGCCGCAAGGTGCTGGTCGGTGCACGCAACAAGGTGACCGGTGCGGCATCGATAAACGGGCCATCCAGCGGCGCGGTGGCATAGATCACCGTGTCGGCATCGAGCACGTGCTGGATGATCTCGATGCGGTAGCGGTCGGTCGGTGCGCTCGGCGCCATCGAGACGGCCGCAATGAGAATCGCGTCCTTATCCCACGCCCCACCGGCCAGGGGCCGCTCGGCAAACTCGCCGGCCGCCAGCACCGGGAAGCCGGTCAGGTTGGTCCACGCCAATGCTGCGCCGCCACCGCCGCCGCTGCCTTTGAGCGAATCCAGCCATTGCGCTTCGCTGCCGGTAAAACCGTGCAGCTGCGCCAGCTCGAAGGCGCTTTTACCGTTCAGGCCGTTGACGCCCGGCATACCCGGCAGCCCCGGAAAACCCCGTGGCCCGGTGTCGCCCTTTGGACCAGGCTGACCGGTTGCACCGGGCGGGCCAACCGTACCGGTGCCGTTCGCGGCGGCATCAGCCAGCGAACGCCAGGTCGGCACGGCCACCAACCGGTCGGCGATGTCCGTCACGGACACCGTGGGCGCGGTGCTGGTGAACACGGCCAGGATCTGCGCCAGCGCGGTCTGGAAGCGCCCGAAGAACGCCGCCAGCCGGGCGGTAAAGAAACCAACCGGGGTCGCATCAAAGTTGCGAATCACCTTGTAGGTCGCGTTGCTGCGTGTCAGACCTTCCCACGGTTCGACCAGTGCCAGGTGTTCATCATCGGTCACGGACTGGATCTCGCCCAGCACGTTGCCGAGCATGAAAATATCACCAGCCTTGAGCTGATCGGACCAGAACGTGCCGCTGCCGGTGACGAACACGTTACCGGCCTCGACCGAGACGGTGCCGACGCGATACCACGCTGCGTAGCTCATCCGTTTGCCCCGGTTGGGCGGGGCTGCAATACCCACGCCCCTTGCTTAAAAAACGCCTGCTGCTCGACCGTCTCGGGTGGCGGTGCCAGCGGCGTAACGTCGCCGCGTGTCGGGCTGATGGCGTCGTTTTCCTTAACGAGAATTTGCGAAATCAGCGCACCCGTGGCCGGGTCGAAGACATAGAGCGGAATGCGGGGGAGTTCCATGCTGGGCGGTGCCTCCTAGGTGACCTTGTAGAGCTTCCAGTTGATGGTGTTGACGACGATGTTGGTGATTTGCGCGGGCGTCGCCCCGGTGATGTTCAGCACCTGCACCGCGACATTGATGTAGACGCGGCCGGAGGCATTCCCCTGCACACCGGTGGTGGTGTAGAGCAGCGGCGCGTACACCAGCGTCGGCGAAATGGCGATGCGGTACTGCAGATCGAGCGCCGGGGAATGCGTGCCCTTGTTGGCCACGGCGGCGGCCACCAGCGAGAAATTCGGCGGCAGGCCATACATGGCGTCCGGGTCTTCATAACCGGTGTCGATCAGCATCGAATACGGCCCGGTTAGGGCATAGCTGGTATCGCCCTGGTTCTGCGCGCTGTGCCAGGCCCACGCCACCAGCGAGCCATTCCACGTGCCCGATGCCACCTGCATCGGCCGGCTGATCACCACGTTGTTGAAGTAGGCCCGGCCGTCTTCATACAGCACCACGTTGCCATTACCGGCCGACAGGAACGGCGCACCCTTCACGGCATCCAGATTGATGAAGCTGGTATTGGCGCTGTTGCGCAGCAGACCGGCCGTGACGATGCCGATGTTGGCCGAGATGGCAGACAGCCGTTGCACGCTCAAGGCATCGGCCGCGATGGAGCCGGTGACGATCAGGCCACCATTGATGCCCACGGCCGGCTGGCCGTTGACCGAGGTCACCACAAAGACCGCCGTACTGCTCGATCCATCCGGCAGGCTGATGCGGAAGGCATCGCACAAAAAGTCGATGGCCGCGCCCTGCTGGTTGGCCTGCAGCTTCATACCGGCGATCTTGCCGTTGGCGGTGACCTTGAGGATGTAGGTTGCATCCAGCCCGTCCAGGCTTTGCGCCAGCTGGGTGATGCTGGCCGACAGGTCGCCCACCTTGGTCTGCACCTGCTGCAGGGTCGACGCCTGCGCCGACTCGTGCGTGGTACGGGTGGTGGCTTCCTGAATGATCGCTGCATCGTTGGCCGCCACATGGCTGATCAGCGTGGTGAGGCTGGTGCTGATGGCCTCGATGTCATCGGCTTGCACCGATTGTTCGACCAGCAGGCCAGCCTGCACGTCATGGAGCAAGGCTTGCAGCAGCAAGCGCGCTTTGGCTTCGGCGTGCAGCTCATCCGCTTGCTGGCTGATCTGCTGCAGCGCCACCGCCACGCCGGACTGCGCGGAACGGGCCGTGCCCCCGGTGTGCTCGGCATCCAGAATGGCATCGCGTTGCGCTTCGGCGAGCTGGGTCATTTCGTCGCGCAAGCCATCCAGCCGGTCGCTGGCATCGAGCTGGTTCAGCAGCGCGGGCGTCAGCCGCTCCGGGCCGATCTTGCCCATGACCGCGACAATCTCATCCGGGTTGCTCGATGCTGCACCGGGGATGCCGTTGCCGGTCGGATACCAGTCCCCGACGTTGCCGCTCTTGTCGACCAGCCGCGCCCAGAACCAGACCGTTTTACCCAGCGGTGCGCCCAGCAGCGTGTGCGTGTTCTGCGGGTACGCGAAGTCGCCGAGCTTGATCGCATCGGCCCGATTGGCTGTCTGGCCGTACCAGAGTTCGGTGCGTTCGACATCGAGCGGCCCGGCCGGGAAAGTCCAATGCAGGCCGATGGCGAACACCTGCGGCGCAGCGGTCAGACTGGTGACCACCGGTGGCGGCGTGGTCTTGCCTTGCAGCGTGGTCGGCGCGCTCAGCGCCACTTGGGAAAACACCCCCAGCGCATTGCGTGCCCGCACCTGGGCGACGTAGGTGCCGGCATACACCCCCGGCAGATCGACGCCGAGCGAAGCGGTGGTGCCGGCGTTCATCCATTCGCCGTTATCC